AGCAACTGAAGAACCGATATAACGACCCAACTGCAAACAAGAGATTTGTCGTAGGGATTGATAGGTCGAAGATGAGGTTGTATGATGTTGAAGATAATGCACAAAAGGAGTTAGTCGATAATGGACAAGAGAAAGATATACCAGGCTTTGATAGAACCAGTTTTGGGATTAAATCGAAAGCTGAAAAATATGAAAAAACCAAATTCAAAGTTTAAAGTAGAAGTTGTAAAAACCCATAGTGAGAAACCCTATGCTGTAGTTGAAGTTGACAGCAATAGTGTTATTGCTAGATGTAGGAACAGAGAAGATGCTATGTACATAATGAATCTTCAGAAGAAGACACCTACGTTTGGTAATCAACCCATACCGAGTTTCTTTAAAGAACCTTTGTAATGAGTGAGTATGGTTGGAAGGGGTATAATGTAAAAACGAATACTCCTATACGTTATGAGAACTTGTCTGAAGACTTTGGTGCATTACACCCTAAGATTGAATATTATATTCGTAAACGTGGTGATGTATTGAAACATGCGAGTAATGTGAAAGCTTCTATGACGGAGTGGGATGCTCATAACAATAATAGTCACATCAAGGCAATCGCAGAGAAAGCATTATTCCTTTGTCAAGAAGGTATGGAAACCAAGTACCCTTTGGAGATTGCTGACTGTTGGGGTGTGTTGTATACAAAAGGTGAACATACCATACAACATCAACATTGGCCGTTCACTTGGAGTTTTTGTTACTATGTAAAGGTATCAGAAAAGTCAGCTCCTCTGACGTTCCACAACATACTTAATCCTCAATCACAAAAATTTCAAGAGATGTCCATACAACCCAAGAGAGGTGATATGTTTATCTTTCCTTCAACACTACGTCATAGTGTTCCCCCACAAGAGAGTGATGAGGAACGTATTATGATTGCTGGAAATATTTGGTATAATTTTAACAGTACCTACAATCCAAACCACTAAATACACTCATGTTAAAGTATCGTATCGTTCAAGATAATGTGATACTACATGATGGACTCACACAAGAAGAAGCTCAAGAAACTCTGAATATATTATATTCTGGCATGACAGAACATTATACTGTAGAGGAATACAATTCCCCTAGAGTAGTTGGTCTTGGTCGTGATCCAGACCTTCACTAATCCTTATAAATAACACTATAGGGAGTAGTACTACATGGATAATAATTATTTTATGGGACTAGACGGATTCGTCTGGTTTACTGGTGTTGTTGAAGATAGGAATGACCCATCACAATTAGGACGAGTGAAGGTGCGTTGTCTAGGATTTCATACAGACAATAAAGATGATATACCTACAAAAGATTTGCCGTGGGCTCATGTCATGCACCCAGTTACAGACCCCTCTATGCAAGGAATGGGAAGTAGTCCATCTTTTCTTCTTGAAGGTTCTTGGGTTGTAGGTTTCTTCCGTGACTCCAGAGAAAAACAACAACCAGTTATTATGGGCACACTTCCTGGCTATCCACAAGAAGTTGCAGATACTACAAAAGGTTTCAACGACCCTAACGGAACATACCCCTCTTCAGAGATAACTCATTCAGAACATTCTACAAATGAAAGTGATGTCAATCGTCTTGCACGAAATGAAACTGATAAAGCACATTCTGTTGTTGTAACTAAAAATGATAGCATAACAGAAGATGTCCCAATTGCAAACGTAGATACTACATGGACTGAACCTTCTTCTGCATATGCAGCTACCTATCCAAAAAATCATGTGTTTGAATCTGAGAGTGGACATATAAAAGAAATTGATGACACAACTGATAACGAAAGAATACATGAGTATCATACGGCTGGTACATTCTATGAGATAGATAAAGATGGAAACAAATCAACTAGAGTTGTTGGTAGTAATTATGAAGTGGTTGCAGGCTCTAACTATGTTAATGTAAAGGGTGATGTCAATCTTACTATTGATACAAATTGTAATACTTACATAAAGGGTGATTGGAATATTCAAGTTGATGGTTCTAAAACTGAAGTTGTTACAGGAGCTGTGTCCGAAACATATAAGGATACAAAGACTGAAAATGTTACAGGTGCAGTATCAGAAACTTATGAAGCAACTAAGACTGAGAATGTAACTGGTGCAGTATCAGAAAGTTATGGTAGTACACAAACTACAGCTGTGTCAAGTAACCTTACTGTTACAGCATCAAAGATTGACTTAAACTAATGAAGGGTGAGTTTATTATAAAAGTTGGTTCTGCATTAGTTACTTATGATAACTATGACGACATACCTATGGAGTTTGATAATCTTATATCATTTAAACCAGATGCACCAGAACCACCACATAGTAAGGAAGACCATGAGGAAATGGAAACATATAATACAAAGTTACAAAAGTTGATGAGGAGAGAAAATGCCAGCAGCAACTAGAATTGGAGATGCAGATGTAGCACATTGTTCTGGTATGACTAGAGCAGTAGGTTCTTCAAATGTATTTGTAAATAGTATCGGAGTAAGTAGACAAGGTGATAATAATACAGGTCACTTATTGCCTGGCTCCCCTTGTCCATCTCATGCAGCTCCTATTACAACAGGTTCAACAACTGTTTTTGTTAATGGTAAAGGTTGTGGTAGAATTGGTGATGGTGTAACTGGTTGTACTTCTGTTGCTGCTGGAAGTTCTAACGTATTTGTTGGTGGTTGACTAAAACTTATTGTATAAATAATACAAACTAGGAGTCTATTAATATGTCTGCATATAAAGATGCACAAGCCAATAATGATATCAGCAGAAATGTTAGACAATATTCTGATTTAGATTTATTCTTTGGCAAAAAATCTTCGGACTCTGATGTTAGTAAAGTAACAGATATTCAAGCAGTTAAAAGGTCTATTCGTAATCTTGTTTTATTAAACCCATATGAAAAACCTTTTCACCCAGAGATTGCTGGTGGTGTACGAGAAATGTTATTTGAATTAATGACACCAATTACAGCTCAGATTATTGCAAAACAAGTAGAGAATGTTATTAACAATTTTGAACCAAGAGCAAGACTTGTAGGGGTTCGTGTCCAACCAGATTTGGATAGAAATCTTTATGAACTCACTATTGAATTTTATGTTGTAAATGCACCTACAGAATTAGTAGACATGTCAGTTATGTTAGAGAGGTTACGTTAATGGCAGTAAATAATAAAAGACTTTCCGTCACAGAATTAGATTTTGATGATATAAAAAGAAATCTCAAAACTTTCTTGAGAGCCCAATCAGAATTTAAAGACTATGACTTTGAAGGTTCTGGTATGAGTACCCTTTTAGATACTCTTGCATACAATACACACTATCTTGGTTTCAATGCAAATATGGCTGCAAATGAAATGTTCTTAGATAGTGCATCATTACGTTCAAGTATTGTTTCTCATGCAAAGATGTTAGGGTATGAAGTATCCTCACCTAGAGCTCCTAAAGCAACAATCAATATAAGTTTAACAACACCAAAAACAACTGCAACTATGAGTGCTGGTACTGCGTTCACCTCAACAGTAAATGGAACGACTTATCAGTTTGTAACTATTGCAGATGTGATAGGTCAGAATACAGGAAATGCAGTTCCTTTTGACAGTACAGAAATATATGAAGGAACATATATCACTACAAAATATCTTGTAAATAGTTCTAACATAGACCAAAGATTTATCATAACAGATAATCGTGCAGACACTACTACTCTTACAGTAAAGATACAAACTTCTTCTTCTGACACATCATCTACAACATATACAAAGGCTACAGATATATCACAACTATCTGGTGGAAGTACTGTATATTTTTTACAAGAAATAGATAGTGGAAACTTTGAAGTATACTTTGGAGATGGTATTGTAAGTCAATCTTTATCAGATGGTAATATTGTTGTTCTAAGTTATGTTGTTACAAATAAAACTCAATCAAATGGTGCATCATCATTCTCATCACCTTCTGCTATTGATACTGTTACTAACATCACTATCACGACTGTTGCAAATGCTTCAGGTGGAGCGGAAGCAGAATCACTTCAGTCTATTAAACTTAATGCACCTTTAGATTTTGCAGCTCAAGGTCGTGCTGTTACCACAGAAGATTATAAGCTATATGCAAAGAAACTTTTTGCAAATACAC